TGGATTTGTCAGAACTGCCACGCAACGCAGGGATTTGCGAAGAGTATGAAGTGCTTCGCGTGCAAAGGACCGTTGGAGATGGCAACCTTTCATCCCTCGGTCGGGGCGTCCGCCCGCGCGATCGCCCCGCAGGACGAATTATTGATTGCGCAGCTTCGTGCGTCGGCTGACGTGCTGGATGGCTACGACAAGCACAACGACATGGGCCTGTCGATGACATGCTCGTATGCGAGCGATGCCATGCACGCAGCAGCAAATCGATTGGAGGCCCGCGCGATCGCCCTCGCCCCGCCAGAACAGGAGAAGCCAATACAGTGGCCTCGTATCAAGAGCGAGGAATTATGAACGATAGGCTGACGGTACTCGAATTGCGCAGAATGATTGCCTGTGGACGAAAAGGCGCTCACGACAATCGAACTGGAGGTAACGACTATCACCTCTGCAACGATTGCGGTTTGATGTGGGATTACAGGCGCGAACACTGGCCTGATGCATTACTAAATCTACTATTCGACAAGCTCGCAGATTTTCAGGAAGTCGAAGGGGAGGCGTCTGTCGCCCCGCCCGCGCCCCCAACCGAACCGCCGTTTGACGATTGGGCGTCGCAGCTTTGTGAAGAACTCCTAATCGACACATCCGAGGAAGGCGGCGCACAGGCCGAAGCGATCATCTGCGAAGCCTTGCGGAAGGCGTGGAAGGCTGCGCTGGCACCCATTCCGCTCGCAGGCCCTGCGCCGCTAAGTACGCCAATCCCAATGACGTTTGAAGCGTTGAACGCAGAACTCGTGAAGCTGCGCGACTGCTTCGCCTTGACTGCTCAGGAACCAGAGCGAGGGGCTGGACGGAGAGCGGGGACCGGCGGCTGGTGGGAGCTTAGTGGTTATGTGGACGCGCTGACCGATGCGATTGACCGCATTAACCATCACCACCGTAGGACGCTGAAGATCGACGCGCAAATTGAACGTCGCAAATTATCGACTCCACCGTCCTCGGGCGCAGCCAAGAAGGAGAATGCGTGAAGCGCGTTAACAAGAAAGACTTCGCCCGATTTGACAAGTTGCACGCGCGGCTCTTCGATGCGTTCCACGATCACCCCGAGCGTCAGTCGGACATGATTTATCGCGGCGACTGGCGCGCAATTCAGTGGGCTATGTGGTGGATTCGTAAACACATTTCCGACGAGAAGACGGCCTCGGGCGCCCATCAGGAGACACCGAAATGAGCGGCACGGCGGCGACGATTCTGGAGATCGCGCATACGCCACTCACGGCGTTTGTGGGCTACGGCGATACGCGAGGTAATTTCATCGTCATCGATCATCGCGGCTTCGTGTTGGAACAGCCGATACAAATGACGTTGACAACCTTTGAAGGCGGGGTGTCGTCTTCGGGTGGCCCGCCGCACACCCACACGAAGAACGAAAGCAAGTAGAGACGCGCGTGGACAGCCAGTGGCCGCTTCGAGTGACGGGATCTACCGCATCGAAGCGACGGAGATAGGTGAACAAAATGCCCTACGTAATTCGCGTGGTGTTTCCTCGTGGCGTAGGGTGGCTTCGTCACGGCGACATCGCAGGCTCAGGCCCAATCGTGAGGTTTCGCGACAAGCAGACCGCTGAAATCAATCTCGACTTCGTTCGACAAGGACTCGACGCCGACGCTGTAGCTTCCGTCGTGCGCGTGGGTCCGAAGAAGCGGCGGGTTAAAGCTTCTTCGTCGGTGTCTGATTCGGGTTGCCCGCCGCAGGAGGCGAAATGAGCTTTTGGATTTGTCAGAACTGCCACGCAACGCAGGGATTTGCGAAGAGTATGAAGTGCTTCGCGTGCAAAGGACCGTTGGAGATGGCAACCTTTCATCCCTCGGTCGGGGCGTCCGCCCGCGCGATCGCCCTCGCCCCGCCAGAATTTAATTTGAACGAATACGTGTGGGTCAAGCTACGGAAGCCTGGGAAGGATCTCCTGCGTGCGCGCGAAGTGGAGTGGCGCAAAACTTCTCGGATTGAGCTTGGCGAACTGAAGCGAGTCGAACAGCAGGAAGCTGAGAACGACGGCTGGTCACGCTGGCAGCTCTGGTCGCTGATGTCGGATTTTGGCCAGATGATTTATCCCGGCTGCAATCCGCCGTTCGAAACCACGATTCGATTCACCGATCCAGCAGGGGAGGCGTCTGTCGCCCCGCCCGCGCCCCAAAAGGAAAACTCGATGGACACGCGCGAAGTCGGATACGTGATCGAGCGGTATCACCACAGCATCTTGGAATACTTCGACGGCCACGCCTGCCCCGGTCCCTCCACGCAGGCGTTTTATCCGTGGAGCGAGAAGCACGAAAATGCTGTGCGATTTGCTCGCGCTGAGGATGCGTCGATCATTCAGGCGTGGTTCCTGAAAGGCGAAGGGCGAGTCGTTCAGCACTTGTGGGCGGTCGCCCCGCCCCCACAGGAGCACACGAAGTGAAGCGCCTGATCTGCTGGTGGCTCGGTCATCGGTATCACGGCGTGAGCGATGAATGGGGGTGGGACTTTACCTACTGCACACGCTGTCTGCGCTCTCGTGAGCGCATCGAGCACCCGAACGAGACGTTTGAAGAATATCTAGTTAGACATACGGCGGCGGTCGCGCCCCCACAGGAGCACAAAAGAGGAGAAAGCTAAATGAAGGCACTTGTGACTTGGACTCTGTGGGCTATTGTCGCGGCTGAATTAGCCATTGGTGGATGGCTCGTCTACGCGCGAATCACCTGCGGAGGCATATGCAAATAAGAGAGCGACTTCATGCGCTCGCGGACGAGATGCGCCGCTCCTGCGGTAATCCGCCGACGCTTCACGGCGATCCCGTGGTGTGGGGTCTACGTGAAAGCTCGGACTTCTGGGCCAACAGGCTATCGGAGATTCTGGCGTCCGACGACGACTTGACACCAGCCCAAGCACAGGCCATCGCGAACGATGCAGGCGTTAGGGTGAGAACGATTGAGGGCATAACCTATACGTCTGCCTCGTCTCCGATTCACGACTACGAGGCGGAACAGGAACGACAACAGGAGGACGAAATCACGTTGTGCCGATGGGCGCCCGCGCCCCCACAGGAGCACACATGAGCGTCGGTTTTCCACAAACGGTGTGGCTCCAAGAGTTCGGGGAGTTTGTGTTTCAGGCATTCGGCCAGAACGTCGCGTATCACGTCGGCTCGTCCATGAACCAAAAGGACGGCTGGCGCGATGTAGACGTGCGCGTGCTGCTGGAAGACGAGGACTATGCGGCGCAGGGTTACGGCGATCCTGACCGGCAGCAGTCCAATCCGAAGTGGGTCGCAATGTGTCTCGCGTGGAGCGCGTTCGGCCAGAAGCTAACCGGCCTGCCGATTGATTTTCAGATTCAGCCACGCTCGTGGGCCAACGCGAAGTTCAATAGCGGACGTAGCGCGTTGTTGCGGCATCACGGTCACAACATCGGACGATCAGCCACGTTTTCTGAGGCGGTCGCGCCCCCACAGGAACCGCTCCCGTCTGGTGTTCAGCAAGTCGAGTGGGTGACGTGCCAGCAGTGCGGAGCGAAACATCTCTGCGCGCCTCCGCAGGAGCACAAATCATGAAGCCGAAAGACGCTGATTACACGATCCGCGCGTTCGCCCCTCCGAATCGAGGCGGTGAGCTGCTGATTGAAACATGGCACCGAGGGCGCGCGAGCCGGGACATCGAGATCGCCACATTTCGTGAGCGGATGAAGCGCGGCGAGGTCTCCTATATCGACGTGACCTCGCATATCGATCCGGTCGGAACGGAGCGAATTTACAGCACCGATCCTGGGTCGGCCCTGCAGGAGCAGCCAGAATGAAAGCCCGTCAGACCAGCACGACATATTTCGAGGGCTCACTTGTGGCGGCGTCTACGCCTCGCCAGGACCAATGAGCACAAATCCCGACAAAGCGCTATCAGACGCTGAGACTGAGATCGCCGCGACCGAACACCTGCTCGAAGTCGCAGCAGCGGCGAAGCGACTCAAGAAATGCCCTGAGACGATCCGTCGGTACATTCGGCGCGGTCTGTTGCCGGCACGTCGGCTCCCGGGAGGGACACGGCGCGGCACGTACCTCATCGCGGAGTCTGCGCTGAACGCCTTCATCGTCCCGAATTAGATACAACATCTCGCAACTTCATACGACGCGCAGCGTTCAGCCTGATCCATTCGGCCCCATCATTAGCATCGACGGCCCAATCCCTCAGCCTAGATGTCTAACTGCGGCTCTCGCCTCGTGTGCGTGCTCACGGTCGTGTACCTGCTCGCCGGCGTGCGGGTGCTGGCGCAGACGATCGACCTGACCGCGACCCAGTCGGCCAAGGTCTGTGCCGACGCCAAGAACTTCACCGGACTGAAGGGCACGAACGCGCAGCTGCGCAACGACATCCTCGCGCAGTGCGCCGCGGCGCCGACGAACCTGCCGAGTCCGACGCCGACCCCCACGCCGACCCCCACGCCAACTCCTACACCGACGCCATCACCAACACCGGCGCCAGCCGGTCCGTCGACCTTGCCGCTTGTGCAGGCGACGTCGTTGACATATCAGGGTGCCTTCAAGATCTGTCCCGGCAACGATGATGACTTCGCCTTCGGCGGGAGCCAGATCGCTCTCGGTGCTGCCGGGTTGTCGCTGTTCGTCTCGATGAACAACCGCGTGGGCGAAGTCGCGCTGCCCGCGCCGAGTGTGCAGACGAACGTGACGGCGCTGCCGTGCGCGTCGGTGGTTCAATCGCTGACCGATCCGAGCGAGGGGCATTTCACCGGCAGTAATACGGGCGGATCGCCCATCCCAGCCGGGCTCACAGGCTTGGCCTCGCTCAATGGGGCGCTCTACGGCACGGGCGGGATCTACTACGACGCTAACAATGACCTACGGGTCTCGCAGTTCAAGCGCTCGATGTCGCTCACCACGCCGAGCTTTGTCGGCTTCTCGCAACTGTGGAACGCGACGCAGCAGGGCTTCGTGAGCGGCTACATCGCGCCGATCCCGTCGGCGTGGCAGGCGTTCCTGCACGGCGACCTGATCGCGGGCGCGTTCGGACAGCCGATCATCTCGCGCGGCTCGCGCGGACCCGTCTCGGTGGCCTGGCCGAGCGCGCAGCTCGTGGCTGGCGCGGTGCTGACGGGCACGCCGCTGGTCTACTACCCCGGTGATCATCCGACGTTGGGCACGTGGGAGCAGCAGACTCCGACGTACGGCATGGTCAGCGTGGGGACGGGTGCGGTGTTCCCGGACGGCACGCGATCGCTCTTGATTGTCGGCCTGACGGGTCTGGGGTCGGCCTGCTACGGCGAAGGGACGAGCGATCCGTTACTCGCGGGGCAGACGGCTGCGGACGGCGCGATCATCTGCTATGACCCCACGGACGGCAGTAAGGGGACACACGCCTATCCGTACCGCTGGCAAGTCTGGGCCTACGACGCGAACGACTTCACCGCTGTGATCGCGGGCACCAAACAAGCCTACGACGTCGTGCCGTACGCGATCTGGGCGATTCCGCTGCCGTTTGGATCCCCGAGTAAAGCCGATGCGCTCGGCGGCGCGGCCTACGATCCGGCGACGAAGCGGCTCTTCGTGGCGCAGCGCGGCGTCGATCCTGGCACGTACGGGTACGCCGCGCGGCCGGTCATCCATGTGTTCGCGATGGCCTTCTGATGGCCATCGCTTTTGATGCGGCGACGAATGGCGGGATCGTTAATCCCGGCACGTCGCTCTCGTGGTCGCATACCTGCACTGGCGTCGATCGGCTGTTGCTCGTCGGAATTATTTCTGACGTGGCGACGGACGCGATTAGCGGCGTGACCTATAACGGCGTGGCGATGACGAAACTCATCACCGCTCCGAGTGACGGCGCTGGGTTTCCGCGCTATGAATATCTCTTTGGATTGCTCGCCCCAGCGACAGGTGCAAATACGGTCCTTGTCAGTGCCTCTGGCAGTGTCTTAATCGCGGCGCTCTCTAGCTCATATACCGGCGTCCTACAGAGCGGATTACCTGATTCCTCGAATACGAATAGCAATGCCTCCGCTAGCAGTCTGACGGTCTCCACGACGGTCGTGGCGTCCGGTTGTTGGCTGGCGGCGTATCTGAGAGCGGCACCAGGTCCAGCCATAGCCGGAACCGGCACGACCGATCGCGTTGATGATGCATCCACGCAACTCTTTGGTGATTCAAACGGGACCGTCGGTACCGGCAGCCAGAGCCTGCAGGTCACGCAGTCATCAGCCGGAGCGATCAACGGATTAATCGTCTCCATTGCCCCATCTAGTGGCGCGTCAGGGACGCGCTTCTATCTGCCCTCAACGGGTTCACCGACGGTATCGCCAATCTTTGGATCCGGGTGGGATGTGACCGCTGCGGTTCGGCTTATGACCAGCTCCGTGAAGCAAGGCACGATCTCTGCGGCTGTTGCGTTCAAAGGATCAGGTTCTAACCCAAATTTTTCTCTCGGGGCACAGTTCGTGAGTGTTCCACTCGCTGCACAAACCATCAGCGGGACGGTCAAGGGTCAGATGGTGACGCTCGATCACGCCGGGCAGGTGACCACGCTGGCGGTGGCGATTCGCCTCGTCGACAGTACCGGAGCCGACTACGGCACCGTGAAGCACCTCGTGGGACCGACGCCTGCCGCCTCCGTATCTGGCTCCACGCCGCCCGTGTGGCCGTCGGTGAACAACACCAATCGCCAACTGCTTGACTCCAGTGACAATCCGGCTATCGCACTGACGAGCCGCACGGCGGCAGCCGGCGACCTGCTAGTGATTGAGATTGGTGGGCGCGTCGCCGATACCGACTCGACCTTCAACCGATCCCCCACGGCGGGAGATGGGAGCGGATCCGACCTGCCGGAAGACAATACCACGCTGACTTTCTTCAATCCGTGGGTGGAGTTCTCGCAGGCGCTCACATTCCTGAGGAGCTTGCCGCAGATCGGCCTCTTCGATCCCGACCTGCGCCCTGAAGCCTGGTTCGATCCAGGAGTCGCCCGATGATTCTCCTTGAGAGCACGAGCGACAAGGTTCAGGTCGTCACCGCGACGGCCGCCGACGTCGATGTGCACGCGTCGTTCATCGACTACGACGGATCGACGACGACGCCAGGTCGGAAGAACACAGCGATCACCACGGCGACCACCACGGATGTTGTCCTGGCCCCCGCCTCCAGCGTGCATCGCAACGTCAAAACGCTCTCCTTCCGGAACATCGACGCCAGCGTGTCGCAGACGGTGACGGTGAAGCATACCGACGGCACCACCGCCGTCACGATCGTGCAGGCGGTGCTGGCGGCTGGTGAAGCGTTGATCTATCTCGATGGCGGGGATGGCGGGAGTTGGCACGCGTACGACGCGAACGGCAACTTCAAGATCGTCAGCCTGCCGCCGTTCGCGAGTCCGGCCATCGTGTTGGGATCTGCGGCCGCGGGTGGGGCCGCGCAAACGGCGATCCGGAGCGATGCGACGCTGCAGGCCTTCGATGGCGTTTCGCCCGTCGCGATCGCTGCCGCCGCCGCGACGGGGACCAACGCATTTGCGGCCCGCTCTGATCATACGCACACGATCGGCGCAGGCATCGTCACGCGCACAATGGAAGACGCTACGGGGAAGGGTTGGCAGTTCCTCGGGACGGCCACGGGCAACACCACGACTGTCGGGCCCGTGGTCTGGAGCGGCACCTTCCAGCAACTGATGATCAAGTACTGGATTGCGGGCTACAACGGCGGCACGCCGGTTGGCCGGATCCTCCTGGGCGGCGCGTCGATTTCCACGACGGGGCTCACGAATTCATTTTCGGTGTCAGAAGGCGTCACGGCGCCGACCACCGGCGCCGGTGCGACGGCGATTCCGGGCTGCCCGCTCGCCGTGACGTTGAGCGCCATTGGGCGGGGCGGCACCATCCTTGTCGACGGGGTGTCCGGCGGCGTGAAGACCCTCGAAATTAGCGGTCGCAACGTCACGCCAGCCGTGGCGTCTATTCCGACCCTGTTTCGTGGCGTCAGTTTTTTCTCCGACCTCGGCACGAACCTCCCGCTCCAACGTGCGCAGTTGTCCGTGTACGACACGCTGACGGCCGTGGCGCTGTCCGCGCAAACCTTTACGTCTGGCACCTATCTCACCGTGTGGGGGCGGAACAACGACTAAATGAGCGCGCCCTACATGCGCGGCGGCCGGAGCGATCGGATCCGGCGGCGGCGGCGCGGCGACCTTGACGACGGCACAGGCGGGCGGAGCCGGGATGGACGGCGCGATCATGATCACGGAGTACGCATAGATGGCGATCATCACGACGACGCGCGGCGATCTCGATGATGCCCAGTTGGTCAAGCGCGAGGGCGTGATCGACAACGAGAACGAAACGACGACGTGGACCGAGTACTGTCTGCTGGCCTGCGCAGGTCCGCATCTGGACGGCGAATCGTGTGCTCAGCATGTGCATCGGTCCGTGCATGTCACGTTAAAAAAATGGCCGGACGGATTAGGCGCCGTGCTCGCGGATCTTCAATAACCGACTAGGAGACGAGTTCCATGCTGAGCCGATTACTGCAAGTCTTCACGCAATCGCCCGATGGTTACCTGTGGGCGAACGTGCAAGCGATGTGTACCTCATTCAAGCAGGAGCTGCTGAACGGGAGTCACGCGTTTGGCGCGCAAGGCGCCAACGGGACGCGCACCGTGACGACGAAGGACACGTTCAAGGCCGCGCTGTTTCTCGTGTCCGCGTCACGGGGCGCGAGCGACACCGTTTACAACACGACGGGAGAGCTTGCGGGCACGGGCAACTACACGCAAGGCGGCATTGCCGTCACGAATGCGACCGCTCCAACGACGAGCGGCACGACGGCCTTTTGGACACCGAGCGCGTCGCTCTCGTGGGCGGCGCTGACCTCGAGCGGCGCCTTTGACTGCATGGTGCTCTACAACAGCGCATCCACTAGTTCACTCGAAGTAGCGGTGTTCACATTCGGCAGCCAGACGGTCACGGCTGGCACGTTCACGCTGACGATGCCCACCAATGACGCGACGAACGGACTCATCCGGATCGCCTAACGACTCATGTCAGGTTTTCTCGGGTGGTTTGATCCAGAACTTCTTGAGGCTGGCAGTGCGAACAAAACTGCCAGCCTGACGCATGTTTCTGCGTCTGGCGCGGTCGGCACGGTCGCGCTCGCGATCACGATTGCGCTCACGGGCGTTTCCTCAACCGCTTCTGCGGGTGCTGTCGCTCCTACCACCACGGTTGCCGCCTCCGGTGTGTCAAGCACCGGCTCAGTCGGCACGGTCAGTCAAACACATGGCGGTTCGGTTGCGCTGACCGGCGTCAGTGCGACCGGTGCGACTGGTACCATCGCGCCCACGACCGCAGTTGCGCTGACCGGCGTCAGCGGCACGGCGTCCGTCGGGAGTGTCCTAGCGAGCCATGCTCAAGTCCTGACCGGCCAAGCGGCCACCTGTAGTGTCGGGACGATCGCGATAATTTCCGCGCCGGCCGCGACCGGTGTGTCAGCGACCGGTAGTCCCGGCACCATCGCGCCGACGCTCTCGGTCGCGTTGGCGGGCCTTGTTGGCACATGCGGGCAAGGCAGCGTCAGTGCTGGCGGCGACGTCACGGCAGCGCTATCGGGTGTCGCTGGGACGACCGGACTTGGTACCGTCACAGAAACCCACGGCGGCACTGTCTCCCTGACTGGCGTCTCCGGTTCAAACGGCCTCGGCTCGATTCTCGTCAGCCCCATTCTGTCCGGTGTTGTCTGTACGAGTTCCACCGGCACGGTGACGCCTTCGACGACGCGATCGATCACGGGATCTGCAGGCACATCAGCTGTTGGCCCGGTGGCACCGGTCACGACGATCGCCCTCACCGGACTGAGTAGTACCGGCGCGATCGGGACCGTGACGCAAGCGCATGGTGGCACTTTAGCGCTCACGGGTGTGTCCGCGACGGGTGCGATCGGGACCGTCACCGCTGGAGCCGATAAAACCGCGGCGCTCACGGGCGTCGCGGCGACCGCTGGGCTCGGATCTGTCTCGTCGCAACTCTCGCGCAGTCTCATGGGGCTATCTGGCGCGAGTGGGCAAGGTTCCTCGGGAGTTGCGATCACGAGGCCGCTCAGTGGCTTAGGCAGCGTATCGACGCTTGGGACGATCGCGGTCGGTGTTCTTCATCCGCCGTTCGATCAACCGCTGGTCCTGGCCGGCGCACGCGGTGGCTCTGGATCGACCACTGTGCGCGGATCGGAAGGATCGCTGAATGTGCGCGCTTCGACGGCTGCCGTCTCGGTGCGTGGCCGTGACGGATCAGCCGCGATTAGAGCAGATGAACCAGAACTCGTTGGCATCAAAGGCACCTAAATGAGTCTCACGCGCGTCCGCTTTACTGAACAAACGTCCGCCCGCATCATCGGGACGATCCAGGACCGTGACGGCAGCGTTGTGCCTGGGAACAGCCTGACGGATGCGCGATTGACGTTGTATGACGTGGACACCTACAACCCGAACATCTCACCATCGACAGGCATCCTGAACCATCGAGACGATCAGGACATTCTCGGAGCGGGATCCCCGGCGGTAGAGAACGGCGTCTCGATCTACCGCGATCCCCAGACCGACTCAGACGGCAGCACGTACAACTTCGAATGGCTGCTCGATCCGGCTGACAACGCCATTGTCACGGAGCGACGGCAGATCGAGCGGCACCGTGCGCAGTTCCACTTCGTCTGGCCCACAGGGGACATGAACTTCGAAGTGGAGATTGAAGTCGTGAACTTGCGGAGTGTGACGTTGTGAAGTGGAGTCAAAGGCCGCCAGAATTATGGAGGTGTCAATCGTGTGGCGAACAGCAATTTAGTAGGCACAAAACCGGCCAATTAAGTTGCAAGAAATGCAAGAACGCAAAGAAGAATACCAAGTTCTTAGAGCGCGTAGCACAAAGACGCGCACGTAGACGCGCTGAATCCGCACCGGCTAGGGAGAAACAGCAATCGAATCTCCAGCGAAGACATGACATTAGGGAAGTTATACAGAGTGAGGCACGAAAGCGCGCTGCCCCTTGGGAAGGCTTTGGTAAATAAGGATTAACGATGCCTAGTGCGGCCTTACGTCGCTGTTCTGGTGGGTGTGGCGCACTCGTCCGTGCGGGCCGCTGTCCGCTCTGTGCGCGCAAAGTCGAGCAGCGCCGTGGGAACTCAGCCGAGCGTGGTTATGGGTCTGAGTGGCGACGCTTCAGGCAGCGCTTCATCAACCTGCTCATCGACGCCCACATCGTCCCGGTCTGCGGTGCGGCCTTACCTGATGGTCCGAAGACGCAGGACAGCCTCTGTAAGCAGGAAGGGCTACTCAACGGAGACCGGCTCCACCTCGACCACGAGCCGCCGTTGACAGAGGCCGAACGTCAGGACATGCGAGCGGTCTGTGATCCCACGCGTATCCAGTTACTCTGCGGTCCACGCTGTCACCACGACAAGAGCGTCCGTCAGCAACAGGCGGGGGGGTGTCAAAGTATCTGAATCAGACCTCCAAATTGACCGCCTAATAGTGCATCGCGTTTGAAAGTCTATCTGGGGTTCATGATTGATTTTGTTTGAATCTTAAGGAAATCAAAGGCTATGGGACGCGGGGGACGACGGATCGGGGCAGGACGGAAGCCTAAATCGAAAACAGCCAAGCTGTTGCAGCATCCCTCTGCCGTGACGCCGCCGACCACGAATGAACCGTCGCCGGTGGAGGAGTTTGACGCGCCAGATGACCTGGCAATGGATGAGCGGGCGATCTGGCTGAAGCAGGCGCCGCACGCCTTTGCGAATAGGACGCTGACGCGGGCCTCGGCCCTGGCCTTCGAACGCTACTGTAAGGTCGTCGTGCTCGAGCGGAATGAGGCGAAGAGCTCAGGCGTGGGCGGGGCGAATCATCGCGGCCTGTTGAAACAGGTCAATGCCTTCGAACTGCAGTTCATGCTGGTACCGGCAGGGAGGGCCATGCCGACGCTTGATAAGCCGGTCGAAGCGGATTCGGACGACGCATTCTTCGGAGGATCTGGTGTCGCTGGCCGTTGAGACGCCAGCGTTGACAGGCTGGTGGGGTGGCGGGCCGCCTCCACATGAACGCTGGCATGGCGTCACGATCGCCATTGATGACTGTGGCGGCAAGTACCACTTTGACACTAAGAAGGCCGATCGGGTTTGCCAGTTCTTCCCGAAGTACTGCAGCCACAGCAAGGGGCTGTTTGCTGGTCGGGCCTTCGAGCCATTGGACTATCAGATCGAGCTTATCCTGCGCCCGATTTTCGGGTGGGTCGACGCGCGGGGCGTCAGGCGGTTCCAGAAGGCGTACATCGAACTGCCCAAGAAGAACGGAAAAACGCAACTGATTGCCGGGCTGGCGCTCTACATGTTGCTGGCTGACAACGAGGCCGGCGCCGAAGTGTACGTCGCGGCTGCGGACCGCGAACAAGCGCGGATTCTGTTCAACGCCGCGAAAGCGATGGTGGAGGCTCATCCCCAGCTGCGGAAGCGCCTGATCATTTATCGCAACTCAATTGTGCGCGCTGATGATCCGACTGCATTCTTCCAGGTGCTATCGGCTGAGGCGGCCACGAAGCATGGCCCAAATATTCACTGTCTCATCATCGACGAGCTCCACGCGCAGCCGGACCGAGAACTGTTCGAAACTCTGACTCGAGGCGTGATTGCGCGCCTCCAGCCGTTGATTCTCGAAATCACCACAGCCGGAGACGATGACGAGTCCATCTGCTATGAGGAATACGACTACGCCAAGCGCGTGCTGAGCGGCACGATTCAGGACGAGCGGCACCTACCTGTCATTTTCGAGGCGGGCCCGAAAGAGGAATGGCGCGACCCTGAACTCTGGCGCCGCGTCAATCCTGGGCTGGGCGTGACGATCGAAGCGGACAAACTCGAAGGGCTTGCGCTGCAAGCCGCGAACGAGCCGAGGAAGCGCAACGACTTTCTCAGATACCACCTGAATCGCTGGACGAGCCAAGCGACGGCCTGGATCCCGATCGAATGGTACGACGCCTGTGCAGGTCCGTTGGACGATGCCGAGCTCGTCACGCTCGAGTGCGCGGCAGGATTAGACCTGGCCCAGAAATGGGATCTGGCTGCATTTGTCGTCACCTTCAAGCGGATGCTCAAGGACTCATCCGAACTCACGGTTGTCACGGAGGAGATTAGTGGCGAGATCGTCACGAAGACGATCGAGCTGAATTACGAACTGCTCGTGCGGCCGTTCTTTTGGATTCCAGAGAACACGATGCGCCAGCATGAGAAGGACGATGGCGTCCAGTACGGCCTGTGGGCTGAGCAGGGGCTAATCGTTCCGACTGAAGGGGACATCATCGATTACAGCCGTATTTACAAGGACATCACGACCAAGATCGTGCCACGTTATCCCAAGTTGAAGCAGGGGACGATCGCCTATGACCCAGCCTTTGCCACGGACATATCTACCAAGCTGCGCGACGTCGGCGGCCTGGAAATCATCGAGGTGCTGCAGAACTACAAGTGCATCTCCGAGCCATCGCAGGTGGTGGAAGCGCTGATCAAAGGCAAGCGGCTTCACCACGATGGGCATCGAGTCCTGCGATGGAACTGGGAGAACGCCGCGATCAAGACGGATGACGCCGGTCGCATTCGTCCGAAGAAGCCGCGCAATCGATCGAAGCGCATTGATGGCGTGGTGGCGACCATCATGGGGCAGGCGGCGCTCGCGACGCAGCAGAAGCCTGAACCCAAGTACCAGATTCTGGTGCTCGGCGGTGGCAAGGCATGAAGCCGAAAGACTCTTCTCCAACGGTGGCGATTGGCACGCCGCGTGGCCGAGGCCGTCCGCGTGCAACGGAGCAGATGTCCACGGTCTCGACGTGGATCCCGGCGAGTGCGCATGACAAGCTGATTCAGGTGGCAAACGCGCAGGAGATGTCCGTCTCGGAGGTGGTCAGGAACGTGTTGATTCAGAATGTGTTAATTCTGAATATCTTTCAGGTGAAATCTTGACGCGCAGAAGTCTGTTTGGTTTAGTGGCTGGATTGCTCACGGCAGCGGTCAGTCCGTTCAGACACGACCTGTGTCTTGCCGAGATCGACGATCTCCAGACGCGCGTGATGTTGAACGATCTGGAGATAGATAAGAGCCTGCATATTCTGAACGAGAATGTTCGAAACGCTTATCTTGACACTGCGGAACAATTCTGGGACTTCTGTTTCCTCCGCTGACGATACCAGCGCCTATTTATCCTACTAAATAAATAAGACTTTCCACGAAGCCCGTAGCATGGACATCGAACCATGCTTCAGAAGGCGTATTCGCTTGTCCAGGTGAAGGGTTTCGACCCCAAACTTCGGACGTTCTCTGGCATCGCCACATCGCCCGTCGCCGATCGCGTCGGCGATACGATCGATTCGGCTGGCATTAAATATAAGAACCCGCTACCGCTCCTGCTGTATCACGATTCAAAAAAGCCCGTCGGCGAGGTGAAGTTCTCGAAGTACACCAAAGACGGCACGCCATTTAGCGCGCTCATCTCATCGATCGATCGGCCGGGCATCGTCAAGGATCGACTCGATGAAGCCGTCGACTCGCTGAGCGCCAATCCCCCGCTTATTCGCGGCGTCTCCATCGGCTTCATGCCGCTCGAACAGCCGATCTTCAACAAAGAAACTCAAGGTTTTCACTATCCCAGCATCGAAGTCCACGAACTCAGCATGGTCGTGATACCTGCGCATCAAGACGCCACGATCGCCACGCTGAAATCTCTGGACACCGACATCAGCGCCGCGTCAGGCGCGTCAGTCATTCCGCCCGGCGTTTCGGGCTCATCGCGGGTCGTTTCGACCCGACGGACACAGCCCATGAAGAAAAGCTACGCCGACATGATCGCGGATTGCGTCGCGTCTCGGAAAGAGAAGACCGACAAGATCGACGCCCTGCTCACGAAATCCGGCGACGCCGGTCTGACGCTCGACGAGACGGAAGCTGAAGAACACGACACGCTAGCTGCGCAGATCGTCCAGATCGATAAGCAGCTCGAACGGTACCGCGCGGCCGAAGCGCGCGAGAAGGCCGAGGCACGTCAGGTGCGGCCTGATGGTGGACTCGAAGTGCGCCCCGGTACGCCGATCAGCGTCACCGATCCAGTCAAGCAGCTCGGCAAGGGCATCATGTTCGCCCGCTACGCGATGTGCATGGGCATGTCCCGCGGCAATCCGTACGAAGCCAAGCAGCTCGCCAAGGACAACTACGGCGACGGCACCGCGCCCATCCTCGAGAAGATGATCGACTTCCAGACCAAGGGCGCGGTCGGTGGCGCGAACACGCAGACGGCCGGCTGGGCCTCTGAACTCGTGCCGTACACCCTGATGGACGACTTCATCGAGTTCCTCCGTCCTGGCACGATCGTCGGCAAGTTCGGCGCGAACGGCATTCCCGCGTTGCGTCGGGTTCCCTTCAACACCCGCGTCTCGGGGTTCTCGGCGGGTCTGACGGCCAACTGGGTGGGAGAAGGTCTCCCGATCCTGCTCAGCAAGGCCACCAGCTTCACCACGTCGCTGACCTGGGCGAAGGTGGCGGCGCTCGCGGTGCTGACCAAGGAAGAAATCCGGTTCAGCAATCCGAGCGCCGAAGCCAAGGTCCGCGACGAGATCGCGCGCTGCATGATCGCGAAGCTGGACAAGGACTTCATCGATCCCGCGAAGAACGCGTCGGCGAACGTCTCGCCGGCGTCGATCACGAACCAGACGACGCCGATTCTGACGACAGGCACTACCGCGGCAACGCTGCGCACGGATCTGGCGACACTGATCGCGACCTTCGCGGCGGCGAACATGTCGCCCGAAGACATCGTGCTGATCATGAACACGACCGACGCGCTGAACATCTCGCTGATGATCACGTCGCTCGGCAATCCCGTGTTCCCCGGCCTGACGATGGCTGGCGGCAACCTGCTTGGCTTCCCGGTGATCACGACCACGGCGCTGACCTCAATTGGATCGCCGGTCTCGAACATCATCGTCGCAGTGAAGGCGAGCGAGGTGTACCTGGCCGATGACGGTGTAGTCACGGTGGATGCCAGCGATCAGGCGTCGGTCGAAATGGTCGATTCCTCGTCGCAGACCGGCATCGTGGGCACGGGCGCGAGCCTTGTGAGCTTCTGGCAGGACGGACTCGTCGGCCTGAAGGCGACGCGCGAGATCACGTGGAAGATCCGCCGCACGGGCGCGGCGCGGTACATCTACAACTCGGCGTACAAGGCGTAATTCCTGCAAGCGATGGTTGGCATGGAGGTGTGAGTCATGCCGAGTAACGCACAGGTGGGCGCGATGTCAACGAACGATCACGATCCGGCGAAGAAGCCGGACGTCAGCAAGCCAGGAGAGCCGCCGCCGGGGCCGACGCCTACGACACATCCTGACAGTACGCCAGGTGGGCAGAAGCCCAGTGGCGAGCCTGGTCAGACGACCGGCAATCCGTAGTTCGACCGGGAAGGTGCTGGCCGCGTCTGGCTGGCCCTTCCCGTCTTTTCGCCCTGCGTTGAGGGAGTCCGATGCCACTCGACAACTTCACGCTCGTGAAAGTCCGCGCCCTCAAGGACTGCCCGCAAGGCCAGCGACCTGGCGACGTCTTCGATCTCACGTCAGACGCCGCCGCCGTACTCGTCTCGGTCGGCGATGTCGAACTCGTCGACGATCCGACAGACACCAAGATTAAGGGCCACTACAAGCGTCGAGACCTCCGCGCGGAGCCATGAAGATTCAGATCGGTCGGTTGCTGATCGATACGAAGACGGCGTCCGCGTCATTGGGTGATGGGATCACGCACATCCCAGCGTCGAATGCGGGTTGGTGGCCTGTGATCCGCGAGTCATTTGCCGGCGCCTGGCAGCGCGGTGTGGCCGTACCAGTCGAAGACGTCATGACGCACCCGACGTACTGGGCGTGCGTGACGTTGATCGCTGGAGACATCGCAAAGATCCGTCCGAAGCTCGTTGAAGAAAAAGACGGGGTCGATACCGAAGTCGAGCGTCAGTCGCCCTACGCGCCAGTGCTCGATCGACCGAACCACTACCAGAACCGGATCCAGTTTCTCACCTCGTGGATGCTGTCCAAGTTGATGCGCGGCAATACCTACGCGCTGAAGCAGCGTGACGCCCGCGGCATCGTCACGGATCTCTATGTGCTCGATCCGTTGCGCGTGCGCCCGCTCGTCTCACCATCTGGCGACGTCTATTATGCGTGCCAGCAGGATCTGCTCGCGGACCTGACCGAAGCCTCCATCGTGATTCCGGCGCGAGAAATCATTCACGACATCGGATTCGCGCCGTATCACCCGCTGTGTGGGTTTTCTCCCGTGTACGCATGTGGGCATACCGCGATCCAGGGACTGACGATTGTCGGGAACGCGACACGGCTGTTCCGCAACGGATCGCAGATCGGTGGAGTGCTGACGGCACCGGGGACGATCAGCGCCGACACAGCAAAACGTCTCGAGGATTACTGGGCGGCGAACTACTCAGGTGAGCAGAACATCGGCAAGGTCGCTGTGCTCGGAGACGGACTGAAGTTCGAAAAGCCGACGGTGATGACGGCTGTCGATTCGCAGTTGATCGATCAGTTGAAGTGGGGCGACGAAAAAATCTGCGCGGTGCATCACGTCCCGCCGCACATGGTCAGCGTCGGCCCGCTCCCGTCCTACAACAACGTCGAAGCGCTCGGGCAGCAGTACTACGGGCAATGTTTGCAGTACTACTTCGAATCGCTGGAACTCTGCCTCACGGAAGGACTCGAGCTCGACTCCGCTGGGTACGAGGTGGAGTTCTGCGTCGAAGAACTCGATCGGATGGACAGCGTCCAGAAGATGGAGGCCGCGACCAAAGGCGTCATTGGTGGCGTCTATTCACCGAATGAAGCGCGGAAGAAATTCAATCTGGCCCCTGTCGCCGGTGGGGATTCGCCGTACCTGCAGCAGCAGAACTTCAGCCTGGCCGCGCTCGATCGTCGCGACAAGCAGGGTCCGGCGCCGTTTGTGCCTGGTCCTGGCAGCGCCGCGCCGGTGAATGACCCCAAGCCGGACGCGAAGCCGGCGCCACCGCCGGCCAAGGCGATCGATCAGGACGAACTGTTGTCGCTCGTGCTTAAGGGCTTGCAGGTCGCTGCATGACCGAGACCGAGAAGATCGCTGATGTCGTGGTCGCGGCCGTTCGTGCCTCCAATGCCTCACGCGACGCGCAGCTCGCGGCCTTGATCGCCAAGGTGGCTCAACTTGAACTGCGTGCGCCCGTTCCCGGACCAGCCGGTGAACGTGGACCTGTCGGCGAGCGCGGCGAACGCGGAGAGCCTGGACTTGTCGGTGAACGTGGGGCAGACGGGGCGAACGGTGTCGACGGTATCGATGGTCGGAACGGTCTCGACGGCAAGGATGCGCCGCCCGTTGATGTCGACGCGATCGTGCAACAAGTCGCTGCGCTGATTCCCACGCCGAAGGACGGCAAGGACGGGATCGACGGTCGCGCCGGCGTGGACGGGAAAGATGCGCCTGAGGTTGATGTAGACGAGGTCGCCGTGCGCGCCGCTGCGCTGATTCCCGTCCCGAAAGACGGGCGAGATGGGATCGACGGGCGTGACGGACTCGATGGCAAGGATGCGCCAGCGGTCGATGTCCAGGACGTCGCCGTGCGCGCCGCCGCATTGATTCCAGTCCCCAAGGACGGGCGCGACGGCATCGACGGTAAGGACGCGCCGGTTGTAGACGTCGATGACCTGGCTTTGAGAGCAGCAGAACTCGTGCCCAAGCCGAAGGATGGCCTTGACGGCAAAGACGGCCGGGATGGGCAGCCAGGTGTGCCCGGTGTGGCTGGACGCGACGGCGCGGCTGGCGAGCGCGGTGAGAAGGGGCTCAACGGCGCACCTGGACGCGACGGGACGCTGGAAGGGGCCAGCCTGGAACAGGTCGACGAACGCTCCTGGAGGCTCGTGCGGTCCGACGGATCGGCGCTCTCTGGGATGTTCAAGTCTCCGACCGTGCTCGATCGTGGCGTCTACCAGGCCGGCCGAATGTACGAGAAAGGCGACGGCACGACGTATGGCGGCTCGTTCTGGATCGCGCAGGACGCGACGAGCGAGAAGCCAGGCGTCGGTGTGACCAAGTGGCGGCTGGCGGTGAAGTGCGGCCGCGACGGGAAAGACGGCAAGCCTGGTCCGCCGGGACCGATCGGGATGAAGGGCGAGCGCGGCGACGCGGGGAGGAACTTCTCGTGAAACCCGTCCCGAAGCTCTGGCCAGGACAGACCGTGACGTTGATCGCTGGGGGACCGTCGCTGACGGTCGCCGACGTCGAGGCCGTGCGGGGCCAGACCCGCGTGATCGCTGTCAACGACGCGTACAAGTTGGCACCGTGGGCCGATGTCCTCTATGCGGCTGATCGGCAATGGATCGAGGACTGGCATCAGGGTGTGCCTGACTTTGCCGGCATGAAGTACTCGATCGAATCCGCCAATCCGACGACACGCGCGGACTGGACCGTCCTGCGAAACACCGGCCCTGAGGGCTTAGAACTCGATCCCTCTGGACTGCGGACGGGATCGAATAGCGGCTATCAAGCGCTGAATCTGGCCGTGCATCTCGGGGCCGCGAGCATCCTACTGCTCGGGTTCGACATGGGCAATGACGGCACGCAGACGCACTGGTTTGGTGATCATCCGGTGCATCGGATCTCGCCCTACGCGCAGATGTGCGCGGCGTTCGAGACGCTCGTCGATCCGCTGAAGTCTGTTGGCGTGTCTGTCGTCAACTGCTCACGTCGTACCGCGCTGACGGCGTTTCCTTGCGCACCGCTCAAGACGGAACTCGCCCGGCTGGAGTGTGCCGCGTGATGCCACGCGTATTCTGTTGCGATTACCAATTCCTTTCCTGTGGAGACGTCTTCACGCAAGGACTCTTCCACGCCGCGCAGGATCTCGGCATCGACTATGCGCACGCGGATTGGTCGGTGCCTGATCTGATTCAGCAGTGCAACGCCTTCAAGCCTGACGTCTTCTTCGTCGTTCACGGTCGCAAGTTCTGCCACACGAATCGCCCTGCGGCGTTCGCGGCGAGGACGGCAGTCTGGTTGCTCGATGAACCCTACGAAGTCGACGACACGGCGACACGCTCGCAGCTCTTTCATCATGTGTTCGTCAACGATCAGGCGACGCTGGGACGTCATCCGCATGCCTCGTATTTGCCGGTCTGCTATGACCCGCACGTTCACTATGCCGACGATAGTCCGCGCTGGCGACGTGTGGGCTTTATCGGGGGAGGCAATCCCACGCGCGATCGCTACCTCGCCGCGTTGGCTGACGCGGATCTGCTCGATTACGTGGTCGGAGGATCGTGGGCGTATGCATCGGTGAATGCGCGATGTCTGAGTGGCAACATCACGCCGGACATGACCGCCGGACTCTATCGGCAGACGAAGATCATCCTGAACGTCTTCCGCGAAGTGCATCACTTCAACCGGCATCAGATTCCTGCGACGGCGCTGAACCCGCGCGTATACGAGGCGCTCGCGTGCGGAGCGTTGGTGGTCAGCGAATGGCGTCCAGAGGTGGATGCGATCGTCCCGGAACTGCCGACGTTTCGCACCGAAGCTGAGTGCGTCGACTTGATCGCGTATTTCCTCTCGCATCCGGTCGACTGTGAAGACATTCGGCAGCGGTGCGCGGCGCGGCTCGTGGGGCATACCTACGCGTCGCGTCTGCAGTCGGTGCTCGCCACGGTGGGATTGGAAGTGGCCGCATGAGCGTGCTTTTCGGATCGTCAGTGCTTGCGAAGGAAATCTGCGATGCGCTGGGGTTGAAAAACGTCAAAAAGCTAGACCTGCACTTTTCTGTCGATGCCGTAGCGACAGCAGAGGTTGAGTTTTATCCTGACTCTGATGATCTGAAGAAACTGCCGGCCATTGCGAAGCGGTACGTGTTGACTGAGCAGAAAAAGCTATGACTCCGCGCGTGAGTATTGTCACTACCGTTTTCGATCGTGTGAACTGTCTCCGGCGCTGCCTGCGCTCCGTGCAGCATCTGCAGTATCGCGATCTTGAGCAGATCGTCGTCTCTGATGCGCCTGGTCAGCCGGTGATCTCAGAGATCGCGCAAGTCTGCGCCGACGCCCATGTCCGGCATCTGGACTTGCCCATACGGACCAACGACTGGGGGATCTCCCCGGCGATGGCTGGCCTGCGCACCAGCGTCGGCGAATACGTCTGTTTCCTGAGCGATGACAACGCCTATTTGCCGAATCACTTCGGCCCTCTTGTCGCCGCGCTCGACGCCGATCCTGATCTTGGGTTCGTCTACAGCTCCTGCCTCTATGCGGGCCGAAAAGAACTGCGGTACTGCCCGCCAGTTGGGGCAGGTGTCGATCTCGGCCAACCGCTATTCAGGCGGTCCGTCTTGCGCGACCAGTTCAACGACAACCTGCCGGCACAGGGCTGCTTCTCCTGGGACTGGGAGCTGATCAATGCCTTGATGGCGCGTGGCGTGCGGTGGCAGCACGTCGATGAGACCACGTTCGTGTTTCGGCTTGAAGCGTATCCAGGGCTGGTCGAGGCATTGGCATGATCTCGATCTGCTGCACGTATTACCGGAGTCTCACGCTGGCGAACCTTGCTGCCGCGCTGTTCTCGATCCGTCAGCAGAACTTCGCAGAGGTGAGCGAAATCGTCCTCGTCGACAACAACACCGACGACGCGATCGAGAACATCCAGGCGTGCTTTGGTTCGCTGAATTTCCCTGTGCCCGTGCATCTGCACTCCTACAAGCACGAAGACGCACGGAAGACGCATTCCTGGTCGACGAATGTGGCGGTTTCGCACGCGTCCTCGCCACAGGTGCTCTTCACACGGGCAGACTATCTACTGTCGTTTGACGCGGTTGAACGGCTCGTGAGCGCCTCGACGTCATCGGACGCGTTTGTCGTGGGCGGTTATTACGACCTGCGTGCGGACGTTCACGCGTGCGAACGGACGGACTGGCGGCGGTGTGGCCCATCGGTGCTGCGCCCGTTCGGCCGCGAATACGCGCACACAGCGATCGATTCTGGCGTGTGGTTCACCAGCCGCCAGTCATTTGATCTTGTAGGTGGACTCGATGAACGGCTCACCGCCTATGGGCATGCGCAGACCCTGTTTCAGTACCAGATCGTGCGGGCTGGCGTGGAGTGTGTACGGTTGCCTGAGATTTTGTTCTATCACCCCAGACATGAGTACGTGGCGCCGAGAGACCTCGCCGTGGCCCATCAGCAACTCAAGGACATCGGCGTGAGCCTACCCGAACTCTGGGACCGGTACGACGGGCCGGATCATCCGCACTACGACGAGCAGGGTGTCTTTCATGGGTAAGCCGCTCACGATGGCCACATCCGGCTACCAGATGAGTGACACGAGTCTCTGCGACGCGGTGCCGACGTCAGGACTGCCGATCCGCAAGATTCGTCCGCGCAAGATTCACTGCATTCTGCCGTCATCGCCATGGCTGGCTGATTCGAAAACGAACATCCCGCTGGGCGTCCTCTACATCGCGGGGCTCTTGCGAGCGCAGGGCCACGAGATTGTCGTGACCTCGATGCTCGAGAAGCGCTACGAGGGGAACATCCACCTGCCCGAAGAGGTGATGGACAGCGACGTCCACATGTTTGGGTTCTGCACGCCGCAGTTTGGTGAAGCGCTGGAACTGGCCGCCTACATCAAGGATCGCAACCCTGATGCGCTCGTCGTCGCAGGTGGCCCGCACCCGTCCTATGAGCCGAAAGAAGTCAAGGAAGCCGGGCGACAGGACGCCTACCACTACAAAGGCGCACTGCGTGAGCGACGCGACTATCGCGCGGTGGATGGCCGGCAACTATTCGATACGGTGATCGTGATGGAGGGCGAAGTCGCGACGTTGCAGATGCTCAGCGATTGGGACGCGGGGAAACTCCAGCCCTACTACTACGGCGACAAGGCGGACGCGATGGACCTCGACGCCATTCCGTTTCCGGCGTGGGATCTACTGCCGCAGGACCACATCTACAACGACGGCGTAGCGGTGATGAAGACGAAGTACTTCCCGAACGCCGCCTATCCCGACTCGTCCAGTGCGGTGATGTCGCTCATCGGCACGCGTGGCTGTCCGTACAAATGCACGTACTGTTCGACGCCGTGGATCGGGCAGAAGCCGCGCTATCGCTCGCCCCACAACATCATCGCCGAGATGGCGCAGGTGATGGACAAAGGCGTGCGGATGTTCAAATTCCAGGACGACACGTACACGCTGCACAAGACGAAGCTCCGCGAACTGGCGGTGGCGGTTCACGATGCCTTCGGAGCGGATAGCTTCGCGGCCCGTATCCACACGCGCGTCAACACGATGGATGATCACGTCGCCGAGTCGCTCAAGCTGATGAACACGAAGGTGACGTGTTTCGGCATCGAGAGCGGCAGTCAGCGTGTCCTCGATGCGAACTGGAAGGGCACGAAAGTTCAGCAGAACACCGACGCGCTGATCACCGCGAAAAAGCACGGGTTCTACACGATCGCGTTCCTCGTGGCAGGTTTGGCCGGAGAAACGCTAGAGACGGCGCGCGAAACGATGCGCTGGCTGGAGTCCGTCAAGCCCTACCTGGACTCCTGCAACCTCGCGGTGGGGATTCCCTATCCAGGGTCGCGGTGGTGGACGCATCCGCAGGAAAGCGGACTCGACATCCTCGATTACAACTACGACAACCAGTGGATCGTGGGCTTCTCTGCGCGCGACGAGATCCTCGTGCGTCCGCACGGCGCGACGGTTGAAGAGATGTTCCAGATCAAGCGCGAAATGTTCGATTTCCTCGTGCATCACGGGTGGGCAAAGCAAGAGTGGCAAGAAGACGTGCGGATTAGACAGCAGCAAGTCGAGGCAGAGAAGGACGGCACCATCACGGCTGCGAGTGGCCTGAGCTACGCGGGACACTGAACATGTTCACGAAGGTCTCTGTCCTCGTGCCCACGCGTCAGCGGCTGCATTGCCTGCAGCGGATGATCGCATCGTACTGGCTGACCTGTGGTGATTCACCCTGCGCGGAACTCGTGTTCCGAGTCGATGACGATGACCATGAGACGTTCAAGTTCCTGGCCGGGCGTGGCTATCGCGTCGTCGTCGGTCCACGGCTGCAGGGCTACATCAGTCTGCCGACGTTTTTCAACGAGTTAGCGGCTGTGGCGCAGGGTGACGTGCTGCTCTGTGGCAACGATGACATGGTGTTCAAGACCTCTGGCTGGCCGCGGATGATCCTGGACGCGGCCGATCGCTACCAGGATGGGATCTTCGATCTTGGCGTGTCCACGCACAACGCGAGTCACTTTCCGTTCGCGTGTGTGGCGCGGACGGTGGTCGAACGTCTGGGCTTCCTCTGGGATCCCCGCATCTTTTGGGGCGACATCTTCCTTCGTGACGTGATGGCCGCTTTCGATCGCTGCGTGATGCTGCCCCAAGTCGAGATCGTTCACGACTGGGTGGGGGACGAGACGAGCCAGAACGACATCTATCGACGCGATCCCACGTACTGGACCGGAACGCATGCACAGGCCGTGCAGGATGCGGTGAGCAAGCTGAGGATCGCCGCATGATCAGCTTCATCATCGCCACCGTCGGACGTCCGTCGCTGGCCGACACACTCGCGTCGATCGAGTGCTGGCCCGGCGACGAGATCATCGTGATCGGCAACGTGCCGACGCAGACGGACGGCCATATCCGGTATGTCGCCTGCCCGCCGGGGCACGACTGGGGCAGTACGGAACGCAATATCGCGACGCCGCTCTCGCGTGGGCAGTATCTCGCGCACATCGATGACGACGATGTGTACGTGCCCGGCCATCGCGCGCTGATGGCTTCCGCGATCGAGGCGGCACCGGATCGGCTCACGATCTTTCGGATGCGGCTCCCGGACGGGACGATGCTCTGGCAGGACCAGATGGTCCGGTGGGGCAACGTCGGCACGCCGATGATCTTCATGCCAAATGAGCCCGCGAAGCTCGGGACGTGGGGCGAACGGCAGGACTGCGGGGATCTGCATTTCCTGCAGACGATGCACTGGGGCGCGTCTGAGATCGTGTGGCGTCCTGAAGTTTTGACGCAGCTCGGTCGGGGGCACGCATGAGACGCGATCTCATGGACAACGAGATCCGCAGCGAGGACTCGCTGATTATCCCGCCACGTCTCGAACCGTTGGATCTCGAGGAGGTGAAGAAGCAGCGACGGGTGACGGCGACATCGCTGGATACCTTGTTCGATCTGTGGATTCCTGCGGCGCGGCAGCTCTTTGAAGAGCAGACCGGCCGACAACTTATGACCGCGACGTGGGAAACGCGGCTCGATTGCGGCCCGAGCGGCTGCGTGATCGAACTGCCGCATCCGCCGCTACAGGCGGTGCTGAGCATTGTCTTTGACGATGCGACTGGGATCGAGCAGACCTTTGACGCGAGTGCCTACACGGTCATCGCGCCGAGTGGTCCGTACGCGCGTCGCGGGCGTGTCGTGCTGGTCTCAGGCGCCACCTGGCCGACTGGACCGATGCGGATCCGGTATCGCGCTGGCTACGGCGATGCCATTGGCGATGTCTCGGAACTGATTCGTTACGCGCTGATGATGCTCGTTGGGCATTTCCACAAGTACGGTGAGGAAGTCTCAGAGGCGCGCGCCAACATTCTGCAACTGCCGATCGGGGCAAAGTCCGTGATGGACGCGTTGAAATACACGGCGCTGCCAACTATTTCGCTAACGCGTTCGAGTGCGTCATTTCATACGCCCTGGAATTGGCCGTGGTAGCGATCAACGCGGGCGATCTCAATCACGAGTACGTGCTGCAGAAGCCATCGGCCGGGCTCGATCCGTCGTCCTACGACGACATCGACACGATTTGGGGCGCACAAATGTCGGCGCGTGGAAACGAACTGTTGCGGTTCGAAACCCCGCACGCCACTGGGAGCTACGTGGTGACGATTCGCTATCGCGAGGATCTCCAGGCGAGTTGGCGACTGTTCGAGCCATCGACTGGACGGAGTCTCCAGATTTCGTCCTTTGGCGATCCCGACGGGAACGCCGAGCAGCTTCAGATCTATTGCGTGGAGGTTCAGTAGGTGCCGAGTACCCAGGCGCTGGGACCAACGATGACCGCCATCCTGTCGAAGCTGCGCACGAGCGTGGCGGTGACGGGCTACGTCGGCGTCCGCATCTATCCCGATGACAACGGGGACGCGCCGCAGATCCCGGCCTATCCCTACGTGCAGGTCGAGACTGCGGGGGAACGGCCCTTCAACACGATGGGCGGAACGCCTGATGCGTTGAAGTGGGGCAGCGTCAGTTCGATTCAGATCCGGGTCGGTAGTCAGTCACGGAGCGATGCGCAGGCGAACACGATCACCGGACTGATTAAACAGGCGCTCGATGGGCAGACACTCGCTGTCGCGGGCTATGGATCGGTGGATGTCAGTTACGAGTTCCTAGTTCCGATCAAGGACTTTGTCAGCGGGGTGACGACGCGGGAGTGGGTGAGTACGTACGACGTGACGGTGCATCAGTGAATGTCGATCTAGCGCGGATGATCGTGCGATCGATGCGGGCGAACATCGCCGCGCTCGATGAGCAGTTGTCGACGCTGGAACTGACGCTCGGTAAGCCAGAGCCCGTGCAGCGTGGCTGTGCCCATACCGGCGAACGCGAGAACCAAGGCACGTTTGGGGCGCCGGACTGGCACTGCGTCGCATGTGGGGCAAGTGTCGAGGCGCCGGCGTGACGCCGCAGACGATTCATCGGATCGCGCAGGATATTCGCCATGTGCGCGCGTTGTTGACGGTGGAAGAGACCTGGTTGCAAGCGCAGGAGAAGTCGGAGACGCAGCAAGAATTATTTCGTCGGATTAACTGGTGGCGACGCCAGTTAAAACAGGCCGAGCATCAGCTCGCGTCTGAGTAAGTCGGCCACCTGGGACAGCATGGGTTCCCGCGCCGAGCGTTGTGCTCGATGCCGTTGCCACGATGCGATCAGCCCCTTGTCAGTGTGAAGGAGCAGCGTGATGGCGATCAAAGGCATCGGGACGAGTTTCAAAGTCGGTAACAGTGGCTCACCGTCGACACTGACGGATGTGTCGACATACCTCGACAACATCGGGGGCAGCAGCAGCGGGGAACGACTGGACGGCACGACCTTCCAGCCGGGTGTCGCGCATCCCCTGAAAGTCGAGATCCCTGGGTTCGATACCAAGGGCTTCGCGCTGACGGGCAAGTGGACCGCCGCCGCAGAGACGTTCTTCAGCGCGATCGAAGGTCTGAGTGGCCTGCCATACGAGTACGGCCCGGAAGGCACTACGGCCGGAAAGGCGAAGATCACCGGCTTCTGCAACTGCATCTCGTATAGCGGTCCGGTCTCGAGCGTCGCCGGCATCACGACGTTCAATGTGGAACTCGCTGTGACCACACGCGTCAGCGGCGTCTATCCCTAGTTGATGGTGTATCGCGCTGGGGCCGAGTGGCCCCAGCCCTTTCTGAAGGAGTCTGCTCATGTCGACCGAGAAAGTCGCCCCCGTCCTCTTCGAGCTGGAAACAGGCAAGCCGCCCGTGGAATTCCGTTTCGGCGTGTTGGCAGCGCAAGGTCTGGAAGAACGGGCCGGGTGTGCGCCGTGGGTGTTGGCCGCCCGTGGGCAGAACGTGCGCGCGCTCGTGCTCATGTTGACGTTCGGCCTGCAGCATCAGGACGCCGCGATCACCGAGAAGCGATCCGCCACGTTGATTCAGCGGTATCTGGATCGCGGCGGGAAAGTGAAGCCGCTCGCGGATGCCTTGGCGAAGGCGATGCGGGTGTCAGGAGTCTATGGGGACGATGAAACCGGGGATCTGCCCCTCGATGCAGAAGAAGGTGAAGTGGACCCTACGACGACGACACGGGAGAGCGCCTAGGGCCGATCGCCCGTTGGATCGGGGAGATCCAGCCGCACGCGATCCGGTGCGGACTCAGTCCGCGGGCGTTTCGGACGATGACGCCGCGCGAGATCGATTGGTTTGTCGACGCCGTGTGGCATGAGCGCAATCGACAGTTGGAGATGGTGGCGCAACTGGCGTGCTGGGTACTAAGTCCGTTCTCGAATAAGCCGCTACGGGTGAGAGATTTGCTGCGACGTTCGAAGAAGACGAAGCGCAAGGAGACCGACGACTAGTCATGCAGGCGACGTTTCGCTTAGATGGAATTGAAGGCTTGACGGCGGACCTGCAGCAGTACGGGTCTGACGTGCTGGCACGCGTGAGCGACGCCGATCAGGTGACGGCCACGCGCGTGCAGGAGCGCGCCCGCACGAACGCGCCGAGAGACAAAGGCGATCTCGTGGAGGCCATCCAAGTCCAGGGCAGCGGCCTGACGTGGTTTGTCGGGTTGGTTGATGAGGATCTGCCGTCTCGCGGGGGAGAGAATACCGCGCATCGGAACCCGTCCGTGTATGGCGTTTGGTACGAGTTCGGATTCAAGACGCGCAACATCGGTACGCATGCGTTCATGGGTCCGGCGCGGGACGCGGAAGAAGAACCGCATCTGAACCGGTTGATTGAGGCGATGAACGGGGCGGTGCCGACGTAATGGCGAACCTCCGTAGTCTCATCGTGCGGATCGGGGCCGACGCGAAAGACGTCACGACGGCGCTCGCGAAGGTTGGCACGGATGCCAAGGCGGCCCAGACGGCGGTGGCTGGCATCGGCAAGGCCCCGGATACGTCAGGGCTGAACCAAGCGTTGACGCGCATGTCGGCAAACCTCGATCTGGTCCGCGTGGGACAGCAACGGATCGCGACGGAAGCGGCGAATGCCTCACGCGGGATTCAACAACTCGGCGGCGTGACGAGTCTCACGTCATCGCAAGTCGACGACATGGTCCGGGCCATCAGCCGGGGCGTGGATGCCTTCCGCGCACTCGGGCAAACCGCGCCGGCCGAAGTCCAGAAGGCGCTCGCGGCGCTGAAACAGCAGCAGCAAGCGCTGAAGGAACTGAGCGCGACGACCAGCGGTACCTCGTTTGGATCGTTGATCGGCGATGTCGGTGGCGCTCTGGCGTTGCCGACGACGCTCGCGGCGGCCGGTGCCGCGTTCGGACTGGCGGCTCGTCAATCTGTCACGTACGCCGATTCGCTGGTGAAGGTGTCCGAGCAGACCGGGATCGGCATCGTCGCGCTGCAGCGTCTGAACTCGATTGCGGTTCCATCAGGAAATTCGCTTGAGGAAGTGGCTAACGCCGTCAGCAAGTTCCAGAAGAATATCGCGAGCGGCAACCCGCAAGCGTTGCAGGCTATTACTTCGCTTGGATTGTCCTTTGAAGATCTGCGAAAACTCGCGCCAGACGCCCAGTTCATCGCCATCGCAAAAGCGATGCAACAGATCGATGACCCCGCGCAGCAAGCGCTGATCGCGATCGAACTGTTCGGCCGCGGCGGCGCGCTGATCCTACCCACGTTGAAGGCGAAGGTTGACGAACTCGGCTCGTCAATGACTGCGATGAGCGCTGAATCGGTGCGGGCGCTCCACGAGTTTAGCGTCGGGTTCGATCGCCTGAAGATCGATGCCGTGAACGCGGCAGGCAACATCCTCGCTACGTTCATCGATCTGAACAACAAACTGTCTAAGCTCCGGTTATTTCTCGGCGCTCCGCCGCAAGAGAATGACGATCTCACCACCCAGGCAGGCCGAGAAGCGGCAGCGAAGCGAGCTGGTCTGACGCTTCCGCCACCGCCAAACTTGCCTCTCTTGGGCGGTGTGCCGTCTGTCGGCATTGGCACCTTAACGGGAGGAGCGTTTCAGGCGCAGGCTGGACTCATCTCTGGACCGTCACCAGAAAATACCGCGCTACTTGCGGCGGCAACGGCGCAGCTCCGTCTACAAGAAGCCGCTGCTGATGCGCTCGGGATGTCGTGGGAAACCTATCGGCAGAAACTCGATGCGGTGAATGAAAAGATCTCCGAGGCAACGCGGGACACCGGCAATCTGACGTTCTCCCAGCAACAGACCGTACTGACGTTGCAGGCAATGGGTCTGTCGACCGAGGACATCTCGATCAAGACCGCCCTCTCATCCATTGCGATCACGAAGTTCAACGACTCGTTGAAGGCGCAGAACGAGCGGATGAAGGATAACGAGGAGGAGACGGTTGCCGCAGGCAAGGCGGCGCTCGGCCTCATCTTCGGCTACAACTCGCTCGGCGTCGTCTCGGATAAGTTCACTGGGTTTCTCAGGCAGCAAGTCGGGCAGTTGCATGTCTTCGGCGGGACGGTCACACAGATCGTGGAGGAGATGCAGCGAGCCGGGCAGTTCGCGGGTGCGTTCGATGTGCAGCGCGGCGGCCGGTTCGTTCCCTCGACAACCCTGCCTGGTGAGAGTCAGCCGACACTCGAATCGACTGCGCAACTCGGATTCAGTGGGCTTGCTATACCTTCCGCGCAGAACATTGAGGCGATTAACCGCGCACGTGAAGCGACGACTCAATGGAAAGACGATCTCGCTGGGCTATCGAGTTCTCTTGAGCATCTTGCGCAAGTCAGCGGCGGAACCTTCGGCAGCATCGTTGGTGAACTGGCCGATGTCGCTCGAGGTCTCGATACAGCGGACAAAGGCTTCCATGCATTCACGTCTTCGACGTCGAGTTCACTGGGTAAGGCCACTGGGATCATTGAGTTAATCGCTGGTGCTGCGACTGCGCTCTTCTCGGTCCTGAAGGGCATTGGCGGACCTAGTGCAGCCGAGATTGCTGGTCGTAAGACTGAAGCGACATTCGAGCAGTCCTTTGGCGGCTTCGATCAGATGGCCAAAGCGATCGGCGCAGCCTACGCCGCGACCGGGCGATCAGCGGCGCAGGCCGATCAGGACATCAAGAGCCTCTTCGCAGCCGAGAAGCTGGGGGCTGAAGCCACACAAGCCGCGATCGACAAGATCAACATCGCCCTGAACGAGCAGCAGAAGAAGATCGAAGACACCGCCACGGGTGTCAGTGCCGTTGTCAGTGCCTTCCAAGCCTTCGGCGGCAAGATCCCGGACGAGATGCGGGAAACGATCAAGTCAATCCTGACGATGCAAGGCTTGACGGAGGACGAGAAGAAGGCGCTGCAGGGTCTGCTGGACGTGCCGCCGCCAGACTATGTCGCTTTGACGCAGTTGGCCGCGAACTATGGGATCACGCTGGAGAATCTGGGGCCGAAGTTCAAGCAGGCCAATCTGGAAGCCAGCGCGAAGAAAATCTACGCCGACTTCACGGCGTTGACGGATGCCGGGGCGGATGTCGGTGGCGTGCTCGGTGGCATGTCCACGGCCATCTCGAAGTTAGTGCAGGACTCAGTGAAGTTCGGCACGGCGATCCCGGACAACATGCGTCCGTTGATCCAGAACCTAATCGACGCGGGCAAGCTGCTCGATGCGAACGGCAACAAGATCAACGACATCTCCGGTCTGAGCTTCGAAGACACGCCGCTCGATACCGGACTGAAAACGCTGAACGATACGCTGCAGGAACTGATTCGCACGCTGACCGGCAAGAACGGTCTCGCCGATGCACTCAACGGACTGCCAACGTCGAAGGACATCACGATCACGACCCACATCAAACAGGACTTCGCTGATACGTCGTTCTTGGGTGATACCTCTGATTGGGCGCATACGACAGCCGGCGCAGCGACTGGCGGACTCGTGATGCCACGTGGCATCCAGCACTTCGCGGGTGGTGGTCGCGTACTGCCATTCCGCCGCAGCGGATCGGACACCGTTCCGGCGATGTTGACCCCCGGTGAAATGGTGCTCACGGCCAGTCAACAGAAAGCCGTGTCTGCGCTGATGGGATCTGGCGGTGGCGATCTCTACGTGACGCTGGAGCTTGATGGCAAGGTCGTGACGAGTACGGTGATTCAGAACTTTGCGACGGATCGAGACGGGGCTGGAACGAAGGCGCGGCGCGCGCTCCGGGTGCCTGCGTAATGGCGTCCGCCATCTTTCAGCGCTACACCGACAACATCCTACTCGGGGTGACGCCGACGGCGACTGTCGCGCCGTCCACGTCCTACAGCCTTGCCACGCTGGCCACGTTGAACCCGGCTGCGCGCGTTAGGTGGAGCGTGAAGACGGTCACGATCACGTTCACCATCTCGTCAGCACAGGGCGACATCCTCGTCATCCCGATGCACAACCTCGATCCAGGTGCCAGCGTGCTCACGCTGACGAACGGGGCAGGGTTCTCGCACGCGATCACGATCCCGGCGGTGCAGGCGGATGGCTTTCCGCCGACGCTCGTGGTGGATCTCACGAGCTTCAGCAGTCGCACGTCCACGGTCTGGAATCTGGTGATCGTGTCGAATTCGGTCAACGTGACGTTCGGCGGCTGCATCGCCATCTACGGTCCGAAGCGCAGTTTTCTCGGTCAGGCCGTGGGCGACAACTTCGCGTGGGGCTTTCACGAATCCGAAACGCCCAACGTGCTCGACGTGGCGAACGAATACGGCACGCCGTATGTGCAGGACTACGGCACGGTGAACAGGAAGATCGCGGTGGATCTGCGCGCGAGCAGTCCGTCCGGTCTGACCGCGATCCGGGACTGGTTCCGCGCGAATCATGGCCGGGCGCGTCCGTCGCTCTTCTGGCCGGATCCGACGAGTACCACCAGCGGATTGTTCGGCCGTTGGTCGAATACGTTCGACGTGTTGCAGCAGATGGAGACGTACAAGCCGATCTCGCTGACCTTCGACGAGTGGCCGAAGGGTCAGGCCCTCTGATGCAGATCATCTTTGGGAGCTATAACGGCTCGACCGGCATCGACAATTTCTGCCCGATTGGGTTTGGGAATATCTGCACGGCGACCTCCGAGGCGCAGGGTTCGATGCCGTGTCCTGCTGCGGGGACGTTCAACAACCTGCGAATCAAGTTGAGCGTGGCTCCCGGCGGAGGCACCGGATTTCGGAATTTCTTCCTGCGCGTCAACGGTGTCGATTCCGCGCTGACCTGCCAGTTCGTGAACGCCGCGACCGATGTCCGCGATACGACCCACAGCGTCACGGTCGCTCGGGGAGACATCATCAGCCTGCATGATCATTCCGGAAATTTCCCGGCGGGCACGCAGGTCTATTTCACCATCGAATTCACGTCAACATCTCCTGGCCAAAGTATTTACGGCGGCAACGACAGTTCGAGCTCTGTCGGTGACGGCGCCACGAACTCGGTCTTTGGCCCGCACACGTGGCGCGGGGTCTCGGGGTATCAACAGCTTCCTGGGACGTCTGACGTTGTGTCGATCGCCGGCCGACTCACCGGCCTCAACCACACGCTCTCGGCGGCTCCAGGCACCGGGAAGTCGATTACCTTCACGGTCTTCAAGAACGGGTCACCGACATCGGCCTCGGTCACGATCGCGGATACCGCGACATCTGGGAGTTGGACCGGCTCCCTGAATCTTGCGGTTGGCGATCTCGTGTATCAGCAGATCACCTATGCGGGCGGCCCATCGGGGTCAATCACTGCCTGGGGGGCGCAGTTCACGGCGACGATCGGTAACCAGTGGATGATCGGCAGCAGCAACATCTCGGTTCCCTCGAACACGGCCGTACGCTACATCCAGCCGAATAACGGTGACGGCAATGGCGGAGCCGCCTATTCGGCAACCGAAACATTCGACGTGACGCTGATCGGCCCCGTGTCGTCGGCCACGCTGATCGGGCTCATCGTCGTCGTGTCAGGGGCACCCGGCGGGAGCTGGCAGATCGCGACGCGGCAAAACGGAGCGACGCCAGCGAGCGCACCGATCGTCACGATCAGCGGCGGGGCCACCACGGGCAGCGACACCAACCACAACCTCGCGCTGGTGGACACCGACGTCTGGACGTGGCAGTCGACGCCGACGGGGACGCCGAATGCCTCGAATGTGTCGATGGCGTGGGCGTGGGCCGGCAAGTCTGGCGCGCTGCCGCCTCCGCCGAGTTTCGTGCTGTTGCCGCCGGTTCCCCTCGCGCCGCAAGCGCCCTGCGCTCCGCAGGCGCAAGTCAGCGGCGGCGGCAAAGGGAAGTCAGGCTGCAATCCTGGTGGCGTCGGCCGCGTGTCCAGCTATCCCGGTCCATTTGGCGCCGTCCCGGCGCATGCCGATCCGGTGGACGGGGAGCTGCTGACCGGCAAGACGAACATCGATGTCTGGATGGATTTGATCCACACCGACTATCCGAGCGGCACGCAGACGACGTACCGGCGCTCGCTCGTCGAGCTCGGCGATCTGTCGACCTACGAGGGCGGGCGCAAGCCGGCCGGCCTGCTGTCGGTGGGTTCGGTCGATCATGGGCTGAGCAACGAGCAGGGCGGCTTTGCCGCGGCGAACACCACAATCAAGTTCGGCGACGAGACTGATCGCTTCATTCGCAATCTGGCGGACTCGCAGGACCTCGAGTACGACGAGGTGCGCATCAAGCTCGCCTCGCCGCCGGCGCGCCTGGCTGGCTCAGCACCACGTGTGCCGTGCCGCGGTGTCGTCCAAACGCCCGTCCTCGATTCGCCGCTCGAAGCTGACCTGACGGTGGTGGACAGTCTCTTCGCGGAATTCGGGCCGTCAGGTCCAGGACGTAACTGGCCGGCGCTCGTGCCGCCGCTGGTCGGATTCTCGACGCCGGCCGATGTGTTGGCGACGCCGATTCCGTGGCTCTACGGGGAAAAGAGCGACGAAGGCGCGACGGATCCGACGACCGGAGCGGTCGTGTCGAAAGGGCTCTGCCCGCTGTACTGGCTCGGACAGGAGAAGCTCACGCGCACGGTCATCCTGACGACGCCGCCGGTCGGATCGACGAGCGCGGGCATTCCTCCGGTGATGGACGTGGGGCAGACCGGCGCGCCAGGCACGATCATGACCAAGCTCCACAGCTACGTAACGTGTGTGAGCGGCGGCGTGGAAGGCCCGCTTGGCGCCGAAGGCTCCAATCTCGATCGCGGCGATTTCGGCGATCCGCACGGCATTCGCGTTAACTGGGGACAGGTCCCCGGCGTCGATTCCTATCGGATCTATATCTTCGGGAGCAGCGTCAACGACGACGCCGCGGTTGGATTCAATCCGCTGTCAGGCGATGGGCTCAACGGCGGGACCTGCCGCGTCTTCACGCACGACAACGTCACGTTCGACGGGTTCCAGGCCATCCCCGGCCAAGATTTCTACGTGGCGATTCACGACTGGACGGACGGCGCGCCCTACACCGGCGCGTTGACGCCGGTCCCGTCGCTGGCGACGGCGACCGCAGTGACAATCACCGAAGACTGGGACGCCTATCTCGTCGTCGGCCATCCGATCTTTCGCATCATCAGCGTGTACGGCAGCGACCTGGGCGGGGGCGATCCGGCCGTCAGCCACGATCGCACGAAGCTCGATCCAAACACCCGCGCGGACATTCTGGTGCCGGGGTTCGCCGCGTGGCCCTTCACCCCGACGTACCGGGCCTACACCGGCGCGGATGGCAAGACCTACTGGTTCACCGTGATCTACGCGCGTGGGCCGCTGTCCGACGATCACAAGAACGGCGTCGTCACGATGGCGGTCAACGCGATCGGCGTGGAGGACGTTGGCGACGGCACCGGCCTGCCGCTGGTTGACGCGCACGCGTGCCAGCAGCACTGGCTGGAGAATCCGATCCTGGGGAACTGGACGTCTGGGGTCTGGGCGACGAACGTCACCTACCCGCAATGGGAGGACGGCACCGCGAAGGTGCGCAGCTCCAGCTTCGCGACGCGGCAAGCCTTCACCGCCGGCGCGCTGCCGCCACGCGGCCTGACGATCGATTGGTATGTCGATACCACGCAGGGGCTCGGTGCCTGGTACAAGCTCTGGAACCGCTCGACCGAATCACGCCTCGGGGTGAACGGCCACGGCCAGATCGTGATCTGGGGCCTCGATGAAACCGTCGATCCGACGAACTGGCCGTCGCTCGATCACGTCGTCGACATCTTCGGGAAGGTGCAGTCCATCTCCGGACAAGAGCGCGAGAACGTCGTCAGCGGATCGTTCGATTGGGATCCCGACGCGAGCCGGTTCCGCGCGCCAGCTGTAACCTACCAGAGCCCGGCCGGCATTCAGAAATACAAGGGGCACACCAAGCAGGGCGAGGCGCTGGACACGACCATGCTGAGTAACCCGACGCAGTTCGCGTGGGTGCTACAGCGCCGGCTCACGCGTCTGCAGTTCGGGGCGAAGCAAGTTCAGATCGACGGACCGATCGGCTACCTGGATCGTGACGTCGGAACAGGGATCCTGCTGACGACGATCGAGGGCACTGGCGCGGTCGGCTATTCGCAACGGCCGTTCATCATCCTCTGGCGCAGTCTGAACATTGCGACGCGCATCGTCACGTACACCTTGCTCGACGTGAACGCGTTGCTCATCGCGACGGCCTTCACGAACGGCCTGACTCGCTTATTCACGATCACAGACGTGGGCGCCAACGAGCCCGTGATCACCGACACCGCTAACGCAGAACCGCTGATTCGTGTATGAGCCGAACCATTGTCACGCTCCCGGTGTCGCCAGATCCGACGAGTTTCGGGAAGACGACACACTACGACCCGCTGAAGAACGACATTGACCTGCTGGCCCTCGGCTGCTTCGGCCGCAATCAGTACGGCGGTGGTAGCGAGATCGTCGGCTTCGGTGTCGGCGTGGGTACGGGTCAACTGCAGGCCTACGACTCGGTCGAATTCGAGATCGACAATACCAGCAACCAGATCTCTGGTTCGGCCAACGTCGTGATTCAGGTGCGCGTGATGGTCCGCGTTGAGAACGCGGGCATCTCGGTGACGCCGCGCGTGTTCAACATCACCGACAGCTCCGTCCCGACGCAGAGCGGCGCGGCAGCCTGCACGGCGACGGCCTCAGACTTCAGCGGCACGAATCAGAAACAGACGATCAGCTTCACGCCGGCGAGCGGCAAGAAACGCTACATCGTGCAGGTCGCGAAGAGCGCGGACACCTTTCAGGTCTGGTGCGCTCGGATCGCGTGGGACTGCTTCGTCAACAATTAGGCACCTATGAGCAGCGTACAACTCGGCAACTTCGACATCCTGCGATTCCCGGCGGGACTATGCGACATCGTAGCGCCCGCGCCTGTGTCGCTGACGGCCGCCCAGGTCAAAGCGCTGTTCACCACGCCGATTGCGCTGGTCGCCGCGCCTGGCGCCGGCAAGATTGTCATCCCGATTGGCATTGCCTTCGGTTCAACGTTTGCGACGACGGCCTATGCCGGATCGAACAACCTCGAATTCCGCTACACGAACGGATCTGGCGCGAAGGTGACAGCCGACATCGCCGCGGCCACGTTGAACTTCAGCTCCGGCACCAAGTACTCGTCCGTGGCCGGCGTCACGACGGAGCTGACGCCGGTGGCCAACGCGGCGATCGTGGTCTGCGTGCCGGTGGCCAATCCGACGCTCGGAGACAGCCCGATCAAGTTCTCCGTGCTCTATCGCGTGTTGACGCTGCCATGACGAACGAGATTATTCCGTGGGTCATCGCGGCGCTCTCCTTGGCCTGGGCGATCTACGCCAACACACACTCAGAT